CCGAAGGAACCAACCATGGGCTGTCCTTGGGCATCTGGGTCTTGGGTGAAGACCAGAATGCTGGATGGGTCTGTTGATATGCTGGCACGCCTTGCAACACTGTTCTGGTCCATCTGATTGAGACCAGCCAATGTCAGACCAGCAACGTATTTCTGAGACCAAGAAGCCGACTTCACCAAGTGTGTCCACATGGAATATAGAACTGCACTGGTCAAAGAACCATACACCATTTGAGATGCTGTGAAGGTATCCCAAAGATACCCGGTCTTTTCAGCATGGTACAAGACCACTGGAATGAATGGCTGGTTCTGGCTGTCTCGATATGGATACGTTGGCCCTTGGTGCGTTGGATGGCCCATGTACACTTCTGAAACATCAGCACCAATGGAACCATCACTGTTCACTTCAAACATTCCGAATGATGGATTCTGGATGTCACGGATGTCCATGATGTCCACGACCCAAAGATAATTGCCTTCTGGACTCTTGCGAAGTCGGTATTCTTGATAGTACACTGGCACATCTGGCTGGTCTGGATGTGCTTCACAGTACACCACATCTGGAGTCACAAGTCGGTATTGGATACCGGGTACTCGTGCAAGTGTGTTGGCTGTGTGTGGATTCACATCAATCCGGATGAAGGATTCACGAAGGCCAATCACCATCTGCTGTCCACGTTGCATCAGCTGCCACAATCCAGCCTTGGTCACCAAGCCTTCACGACCAACCATGGCATCAATGTCACCATTCATGTTGGTCACAGCTGGTGTTTCATGGTACAGAACTGACAGCTGCCGTGTAATCTGTTCGAAGGGGTTGGATGACATGTCACTTGGACCCCATGCTTCCCTTCGGTCTGGTGGCAAGTGTCTTGCAAGTTCATCTTCCAAGTCTTCTTCCCATGCACCCAGAATCATTCTTCTTCGAAGTCCTGTGTGATCCCATCTGGCCTGTTCTCCTGCATTGGGTGCAAGCGGTTTCATCGGTTTGTCATTGAACATGTTAGAACCTCAAGTGACTTGGTGAAGTAAAGCGTTGGTTTTCTATAACTGGAGTGACTGCATAGCGCAATGCATCAACACAATGACCCCATTCATCACGAGACCTTTCAGACTGTGTCTTCTTCATTGTCCATCGTTGGATGGAATGGATGGTGCGTTGGCACCTTGGATTGATGAAGAACTGTCTTCTGGCCATGATTGAATGAATCATTGCGCTACCGTAATATACACTATATCTTGGCTTCCGTATAGTCCTGATTCTGAATGGCAATTGTGGCATCCGCAGTATTGATTCGAAGGCACGCATCAGAAGACTGTTGGACATCTTACCACTTCCGTTCTTCCCTGAACCGAAGTGAACATTGTCACCTGTCCATTGACATTGGGCTGGCTGAAGATTGTTCCTTGTCAGCATCTCCAAGATGGCTCGTGCGTGCGCTTCTGGTGGAGCAGAACCAGACACATATTCATCCAGAACATACACCCAAGGCTCTTGTGGGTTGCTGAGGTTCACAGCTGTCAGGATTGCAATCTGTGTATTCGGTTGGCTACCATGGTCAATGCCCAAAGCGAATTCATAGTTGGCTGGTGGTGGTGGAGCACCAGATATCATGTGCTCATCAAAGCAATCAAACACCCGGCCTTCTGGAACACCAACCACCCAATCACCATTCAATCTGGCATTCCGGTCTATTGGCAGATAGGTCTGACTGATTCGGTCAATCTGTTCCTGTGACAGTGTTGGCTTGCAGAACTTCGGTGTGGTATCGGCCACGGTCAAAGGTGCCTTGGTGCAGCTGATGACACCATCTTCCACCAGCTTCTGCATGTATCGGACATCTTGTCCAACAGGTGTCATGGTGACTGCAATGGTTCCAGTTTTGCCACCTGCACCACCTCGGAGCGTTCTAGCTGCAATCTCATTCCAGACATCTTGTGGAACCGGTTCATCCACGTGAACGAAGGAAGCTGTGAATGATGCCAGTCCAAGACCTTGGTTGGCTGTCTTGATGTAGATGATGGAACCATTGTTGAATCTGACAATGGGATGGATACCCCTGAAGCCTTTTCCCGGTACGAACTCACAATCTGGATGAAGTGCACCTTTGGGGCACATGTTATACAGCTTCTCTTGAATGGTCACAGACTGCTGGTGGCTGTGTGTGATCAGATAGGCTTGAATGGGTGGTGGGTCTGTCTGGATGAATGGATGGGTGCCAAGACACCTGTGCAACAGTTCCACACATCCTGTGGTGGTCTTGCCAACCTGATTGCCACCAAGGAACAGTTTGATCTTGCTGTTGTCACGTAGCCACGCTTCTTGTGGTGGTGTTGGACAGAAGTAGTCAAGGGGATTCTGTGTGGCTCGGGTCCGCAGCTTGCGGATGTTCTTGGTGGCTGTTCTAATCGACATCAATAACAATCCCAATAGACAAAGCATATCAACAGACCCATCCAGCATTCTGGTCTTCACCCAAGACCCAGATGCCCAAGGACAGCCCATGGTTGGTTCCTTCGGTATTGCCACAGACCCACAAGACCTGTTGGAAGCCGTGTCCAAATATGAAGTCCGTGTTGCACTGAGTGCAGGACTGGCACCAAGTGACATATCCAGAACCGCAGCAGACCCAAGAAGCGGATATTCATTGGCCGTGTCTAAAGCTGGCCAACGTGAAGCGCAGAAAAAGTTCGCACCAGTCTTCCGGATGGGTGATGAAGAACTGTTAGCCAAGACTGCAATGCTGGCCAATCGCTATCTTGGCACCAACCTTCCAGAAGATGGATACCGGGTATCGTATCACAGCATGCCATTGACACCAGAAGAGATGCGTGCCCAACGTGAAGACATCATTGCTAAGATGAATGCTGGATTAATCAGCCCGGTCACAGCTGTCATGATGATGTATGATGACATGGATGCAAAAGAAGCCCGTGAATATCTGCTCCAGATACGCAGGGAACGAGCCGAGTTTTTATGATGCCTATACTATGGAAACAGTTCAGATGTGAACAATGCAATGAACCAGTGGATGTGGAGACTGGCAAGGTGGAATGGATGTCCACCAGTCAAGATATCCATCTGGTTGAGACTATTCGGGTGGTGCATCCACACTGTCAGTATCAGTTCAGCAAACCGAGAACGCTGCACATGTTGGACCTGTATGACCATTGGCTGCCATTGGTCAACTTGGGTCACTTTGTTGACCTGATTGATGAAAAGATATGGGATAACAAGCCCATTGCAATCGCAATCTTAAACGATATAACCTACCACAAAAACCTACATCTACGAGGTACCAAAGATGAAGACAATCAACCATGAAGGTGAAGAATACGTTCTGAAGACAGATATTGAGAATGCATTCAGAGACCGAATCCAAAAACTAAGTGCACGAGCCATCCAAGCAGAAGAAGCAGCTGCAGCGATTCAAGACCAACTTGACAACCAATCTGGAGAACTGAGCAAGATTCAGAAGCTGTCCGAGAAGGTGAAGTCACTTGAATCTGAATTGGAGACTGCCAACAGTCGATATTCCAGACATACTGCCATGTCAGAACTGGGTATCACAGACCCAGAAGTCAGAGAACTGGTTGAATGGCAATATGAACGAGCCACCAAAGGTGATGACAAGGCACCTTCATTGAATGATTGGCTGAAGTCCATCAAGGAAGACCCATCCAAGGCACCAGTGACACTGCGACCACACTTGGAAGCCAAGGCCACAGCAGCTGCAGAACAAGTGACCGAACAAGTGACCGAACAAGCCGCCCCACAAGTCACACCACAAGTGGAGCAGCCTGCATTGATTGCACCCAAGACAAACACTGGAGCCGCACCAGCACCAGTCCAGTCCACAGACATTCTGAAGCGTGGTGCAGAAGACTTCGAATTCTACAAGGCGAACCGTGATGCAATCCGCAAGGCCTATCGAGGGAAGAAATGAGCCAAAACTATCTCAGTTTGAATCTTTTTCCCATCATCCGGAACTTCAATGCCATCCAGACATGGACTGATGTTGTACTACCGGGTAAATGCAGAACTATCACTGTTGGATGTGAACAACATGACATCTTTGTCTCTTTTGAAGGCACTGAAGGTGGTGCCACAGCTGGTGTCCACAAGATATTCATCAAAGCTGGTGGATACATGGTCATCAATCGTGGCCGTGGGAATAATCAGAACAGTTCCATCCAAATAGCAACCAAGTCATCATCCAGTGCAGAGGTGACACTGATTATGGAAGAGTAAAATTCCACAAAAGAGGTACAAAACATGGCCAATGCAATCTTTTTTCCAAGCCGCCCAAAAGAATATTCATTCACCAACACCACCAGTGTGACCATCACACACAATCTGAACTACATTCCCAATGTTCAAGTGCTGGTGAATGGTGCTGTGGTCTTTGCAGATGTCAAACACAAGTCAATCAATGAACTGGTGGTGACTTTCGTAAATGCAACGACCGGAACGGTTGTGATCAGATAAGATACACTTGAATCTATTCTTAACCCCCAACAGGAGATTCCCACCATGGAATTTTTAGCCCCAACAAACGTGTTTGAAGGTGTCGTTCAGTTAAACAGTGCGCCTTCAGCAGACAATCATGCCGTAACCAAAGCCTATCTTGAAGCCAACAGTGTTGTTGGAATCGCTGCTGATTCAGCCAACTATGCAGAATTGGTTGATGTCAACGGACAGAAGCAACTAAAGCTGAAGCCATTGACCATCACTGATGTTGCTGTTGACACTGTAGCAACTAGCATCAGCAACTGGGTATCATCTAACTACATCACTGGTGATGAAAAGCAAGAAGGTGATATCATCATCTTGACTGCTGTGACTGGTCGTGCTCAGACTTGGATTCACAATGGTGGTACAGCTAAAACAGATGCTGACTTCACTGAGATTGAAGGACAAGATGTATCTGAAGCCGAAGTTCGTTCTGCTTTGTCTGCATCTGCTGGTATTGATTACAACAGTGCAACTGGTGAATTCACAGCTGACCAAGCTGAAATCCGTGGCTTCTTTGCTGCTGGTTCTGGTCTGTCATACAGTTCTGCCAATGGTACATTCTCTTTCAGTGCTGACACTGATGGTGTATCTGAAGGTGTATCTAACTTGTACTTTACAGATGCTCGTGCTCAAGCTGCAATCAGTGTTACTGGTGCTGGTCTTTCATACAATGCTGGTGTGATTGAACTGACTGCTGATTCTGGAGACATTGCTGAAGGTACTAACTTGTACTTCACAGAAGATCGTGCTCGCAATGCAATCAGTGTCATCGGTGCTGGTCTTGCTTATTCAAATCTTACAGGTAAGATTGAATTGACAGCTGACACTGGAGACATTGCAGAAGGTTCAAACCTTTACTTCACAGATGCTCGTGCTCGTGGTGCCATCACCATCAAGTCAGTGGCTGCTCCTGATGTTCAATTGTTGAAGAAAGAAGTCAATGGTGACTTGACTGTTCAACTGTCTGACATCTTTGCTGAATTCAGTGCTGGACAAGGTTTGCTTTGGGATGGTGCAGGACAGTTCCAACTTGATGCAAACACTGATGATGTTGCAGAAGGTTCAAATCTGTACTTCACAGATGCTCGTGCTCAAAAAGCAATCAGTGCTGACCCAGCTGCAGGCAACATGGTTACTTACAATGATGCTACTGGTGAAATCTTGGTTCGCAAGTCTGACTTCCGTAAGACCTTCGCTCCTCAGAACTTGACTGCCAACACTTTTGCAACCTTGAATCACAATCTTGGTGAGCAACTTGTTCATGTATCTGCTTATGATTCAGGTGGTGACTTGGTTGTTCTTGAAGTTCAATTGGTTGACAGCAACAATGTCAAAGTTCGTTCTGCAAAGAATGTGACTGGTGCTCAGATTGTTGTTTCAATCTAACACTGACAGATTCCCACCAAAAAAAAGTCTTGTACCTCGCTTTTTCCCACCCATCACGGGTGGGTTTTTTCGTTTATGTTGCACAGTCTCAAATAATGCTGTACAATAAGACAAAGACATCTTGTATGTGGAAGGGTCGCACCCGTAACAGCAGATATCCACGCAAACCAACCCAACCAAAAACTTCCATATAATAGGTGTAAAATCATGGCTATTACTCAAGCTGGGCTATCAGGTGACCTGAGACTTGCCCAAATGATCTCTCAAGAGATTCGACTACTTCTCACAGACTCCACAAACCTTCGCAATACTCCATTCATGGACTTTGTAGGCTCAATCAACGGAATGGGTTCTGATACCATCCGTGTCCGCAAAGCTGGCCTTGATGGATACGATGCATTCACAGCATTCACTAGTCCTGCTGTCAATCCATCAGCTGTCACACCATCTGCATTGACTGATGGTCATGTTGATGTTGTTGTAAAGCGACAAGCTTTAGCATACGAAATCACTGACTTGGCTGGTATGACAGCCTATGGTGTTGGTGATGTTGACCCATTCCGCATTGCAGAATCAATTGCTCGTTCATATGATTCATTGTTTGCAGACTTGACAGGTGCAACTGTTGCTGGATTCACCACAACTGCTGGAACCAGTGCTGCTGCATTGGATGCTGACAAGTTCTTGGATGCTATTCAAGCACTTGAAGCAGCTGCAACAAACAAAGGTGCTCCCGGTCCTTATGTTTGTGTATTGCATCCAAAGCAATGGGCAGACCTTCAAGATGATCTTCTTGGATTGTCAACTGGTAGCGTGTTGACCTATGCACCAGCTTCTTATGAAGCCATCAGTGCCAAAGGTTCTCACTACAAAGGTCAGTTCATGGGTGTTGAAATCTACACTTCTTCACACATTACCAATGATGGAACAGACCATCAAGGTGCAATGTTTGCACCGGGTGCCATTGGTTTTGCAACTGGGATGCCAAGTGCATTACCCGGTGCAGCAGAAGCCATGGAAATGGGTGAAGTGATGATTGAGATGGAACGTGAAGCTGACAAGGCTTTGACACGCATTGTTGGACATGCATACCTTGGTATGTCTGTGATTGACAATGACCGTGGTGTTCTGTTGATCTCAGCAGTTTAATCTGATTCTATAATCAATATTGTTTGGATGGTGGCACCAGCTGCCATCCATTCTTTCACGAGGTACAAAAGATGAATAAAACAATGCAACCACAACCATGGGCACCAATGGCCCAACAAGAACAGACCTTGCTTCCAGCTAGACCGAACCATCCATTCTATTACAAGTTCCATCCATCGAATTGGCAGTTTGTATATCGTGATGTCGAAGTCCAATCTGGTAAAAGCACCAAGACAGTCAAGAAGGGGTTCTTTGTGCCACATCTGAGAATGGAACGAGTCATTCCCGGTGTGAATGGTGTGCATCAGATACAAGGTGAGATTGGAAACCCCGGTTCAAGAATCGGTCAGCTGCAACAAGAAGGCTGGGTGTATCTGGACCCACAAAAATACGATTACATGCATGTCTATCAAGTCCGTGGTGGAAGATACCATGTGCCCAAGTGGACAAATATCCGAGTGGTGGCCAATCGGATGATTGAAAAGATGGACGTGGTGGCATTCCAGAACTGGTCTGTCAATCTGATGCGTTCCAATATCCTTGGCAATCCAGAACCACACTTCTGGGAACTGCAAGTCCTACAGAAAAGCAGTGGCCGCAAGAAAGAAATACTTCTGAAACAGCAACATGTTCCAGAAAAACGACAAGAACTGGATGAACTGAACCAGCTGGTCAAAGACATGAATGCCTTCATTCAAGAATACGAGACTGTTGGAATGTCCATCTATGAGGACTTTGTGAAATGAGCAATGCAACCCCTTATGCACCACAAATCAAGGTGCCAGAACTGTTGGAACGTGGCAAGAGCCAACTGACCACACTGCCAATCTACCGGAATGGTGCATTGGTGGGTCCAACAGATGTCAAGTACAGTCTGATATCACCACAGGGTGAAAAGATTGTGGATGAAGCTGTTGGAACATATCCCGGTAACATTCCACAATACACCCACAGTGCAGGCAACTTGGCAGACACCTTGGAACTTGGTGAAGGGTACTTGCAAGAGTGGGAAATACAGCTGACTGGTGGGGTGTACAACTTCCGGAGAAATGCAGCAGTGGTGAAGCGGAGATTGTATCCGGTGGTGAGTGATGGCGACTTGACATCCACCTACAGCCAACTAGCTGATATCCGCCCATCCAACCTGACATCTTACCAGTCTTATATTGATGAAGCATGGTTCACCATCATCCAAAGGATGAGAACAGAAGGCGGTGGTCTGGAATATCTTGTGATGTCTGCAGAAGCCTTCCGGGGTGCCCATCAGAATCTGTCATTGTATTACATCTTCAGAGACTTCCACAGCTCACTTGGACAATCCAATGGAAGATATCTTGACTTGGCATCTGAGCACTTCAGACAGTACAGCCATGAATGGAAACAGATTAACTTCATCTATGACTATGACCATGATGGCCAAAGTGATCAACCCAATCACAGACAAGCCAAGAATCCAGTCATCTACTTGAACCAGCCCGG